CCCAATTAAGGATAGAGGAAATTATTTATCTTATTACGTAACGACCTGAAGCCATACCTTGAACTAAATATTGTAATGCATATCTAGTAGCATCAATATAATGATTCCATTTATCAATAGGCTTCAAACCTTTCTCATGCCAAACATAATTGTTAAGCTCTCTTATTATATCTTTACTATCTCTAGACACTATCATTTGATAATCTTGCATTAAAGCTATACCAGATAATATACTACCTTTCTTTTTAATAGTAGGCTTAATATTTAATCCAGTTTGTTTTAATTCATTTGTTAAACGTGGCTCAGAATTATCACAAATTATTAATTGCGCTCCACATTCTTTTTTATTTGCAAATGCAATCTCAGAGGTAGACATATTAGTTTTACCATAAATCTCTCTTACATACATTTTTCTAGCTGGTTTATCAACAGAAACTTGTACTAATGTATTTTTATCATTACTAAATCCATAATCCTGACCATAACACATTAATTCAGTCTGTACAAACTCACCTACCTTCCAGTTTCTAATTATAGTACCTTCAGCTTTTGCTAACCAACCACCCATTACAGTATGTTCATACTTTTGTGGATTTCTTAGTTTCATTTCATATAATTGCTTAAGAAACGATTCAGATAGATTTGCTTTATTATCTTGGTAAGTTGTATGTATATAAGTAGCACCATCTTTAGCACCGTTAAAACCACCTTCAATACCTTTAAACTGAAAGAATCTTTGGTATATCCAATGCTCTTTAGTAGCTGGATTCAATACTAATATACATCTATTTTGTTTTAATTGAGACCTAATAGAGAAATCAATCTTATTAAAATCATCCTCATTAATTAACTCTTCAGCTTCATCCAATACAAATGTAGTTACACCATTTAAAGATTTAAGTGCAGCAGTTTGGTTACCAGATGAAGTTCTAATACCTTTAAACATAATAGAACTACCAGTAGTAAGATTAATTATCTCATCTTTAGTTATACGGAAATCACTATGCTTATCCATTAAATCAATCTTCTCTATAAATTCAGGTATAATAGAAGTTTGAGCAGACATTAATGTATATCTACTAAACAACACCTTATGACCTTTTTCATAAGTTAGATTCAATAAGAATAATGAAATACCAAATGATTTACCAGAACCCCTACCACCAGTGATAACATAGTATCTATCTTTGGATTGGAATAATGGTATATATTTTGGATTTAAGTTTATATTAGTCATTTGTTATATCAATTGTATCATCCTCTTGAGGAGCATTTTGATTAATAAAGTTAATTACTGGAGCAGATATCTTATTAACTGGACCACCTTTATCTGATATAGAATCAGAAGGTTTACCATAAGCATACTCTAATAATAATTTCATTTGATTAAAGTTATCTTTACCTAATCTAGCTAAGTTTTCAAATGCTTCAGCTTCAGAGCCAAATACATTTTTCATAGCATCTACTGCATAAGCAGATATACGTTCTCTCTTAGCGTTATTATTCTTAGCTGGTAATAACTTATCTTTAGTAGATAAAGGTTTAGCTTGTAATCTACTATTATTTTTTCTGCCATCAGTTGGTTTAATCTCTGATGAATTTTTCTTTCTTCTAGCCATATATATATAACGTATTAGTCCTTATTATGTTTTAGGTATATTGTTTTAAATGCCTGATATAGACCATATTGTATCTCAGATTGTTTATATGGTTCAGGAAATACAGCTTTTTTTAATCCTAATTCTACTGCTATATTCCATTCCATTCTATCGTTTCTTTCAGGATATATTCTATAACCATTTCTTATGCACCACACCATTGATTTTTGGTGAAATGCATAATCAGGTATAGTTTTTCTATTCTCCTTCTTCTCCTTTTTCTTCTTCGCCATTTATTATTTCGTTTATTAGTTCATCAAAGTTGTTTTTATCTTCTTCTATCTGTCTATTTAAGTGCTCTTGCATAGCTAAGTGAACACCAGCACAAGCTAAGTAATCCTCTTCTTCTTCTAATCCTTTAAGACCTAACTGAATCATTTCTATATCAGCTCCATCTTCTAAGTCATATTTAACCATTAAATAGTACTCTTTTATTGTTTCGTTTAGTATATTATGCATCTGTTCTTAGTTTTAATAAATTATAACATTCTATATATTTCTGTTTAGCTTTACCTTTATAAACTTCTTTAAATAAGTTATATAATCTTTTAGTATATAAATACTGTGAATTACAACCTTCAAATAGTTTTTTAGCATAAGCTTTTCCGTAACCTTTTAGATAATTAACATTATCAGCAGTATCTCCTACAACCATTTGTTCATAGAAATTATACATAGCTTGTTCTTCTGTTATATCTAATAACTCTCTCTTCTTATAATTATAATATAAGCATGGAAATTGTAGGTAGTCTTTATCAACTGCAACAATCATTACATTATCTCTACCCACATTTTTCTGTGCTCTATACCAGTAAGAAGCAATCATATCATCGGTTTCAACACCATATCCAACTATAGACTTATATTCAGTCTTAACATGGTTATGTAATGCGAACAAATGTTCAGGAAGTTCTTGCTTCTTTCTATTAGCTTTATATACTGGAGTTATTAGTTTCCTGAAGTTACCTCTAGAACCTGAAAAGATATATACACCATCAGGAGTATAAGTATTCATTATGTCGTTCATCAAATGTCTATAAGACCATCTAAACTTATCTTGTGCTTCATCTAGTGTATCACTAGTAACTGCACTTGCAAATATCATTGTATCAGCATCTATTAGTATTATCATATTATTTATATTAAAGGTTATCTCTTTCTATTTCTTTTTGTAGGTTAGCTAGAGCTCTCCAAGCCACTTTTGCTGAATGTCTAACACCATCTGTATCGATTGTACCAGCTTCTATTAAATGTCTTGTTAAAGCATCTAATTCATCACCAGATTTGCTTCTATCCCAATGTAAAGGTTTACCAGCATTATGTTGGTCATTACCTATTCTAGAACATATAGCTACTTCTCTAATAGCATCAGGGAAGTAATTTAATACACCAGAAAATACTGGAGTACCTTTTCTTTGTTGTGCTACAGATTTAACTTCTAAATTAGTTACATCTTCACATTCATATTCTAACCTTATATCTCCATAAGGATTTGCTTCGTAATATTTACTTATTGAATCACTCATATTATATTAGAATTAAATTAATACTCAATTGTAAGCATACTAGACTTGCTAGTAATACCAGTCCGAAATTATGCCTGTTTTTCTTCTTCATTTTCTTTCTGTTTACCACCATCTAAGGCTGTTACTCTTGCGTTTAAATCTACCATAGCTACATATAGCTGACTTAATACTTTTTCTACTCTGCCCATTCTCTGAGCATGTGTATGTTTCTTGTCAAATTTAAATCCTTTTGCCATCTTATTGTCTTGTTAAAGTTAGTAATTGTCCGTCTATTGTTCTTTCTATTGTTTCAGGTAATTCTTTTTTAGTTGAATAACCAATTATTGTATTACTCTCGTTACATTTGTAACTTGCTGTATTGTATTTCATTTTCTATATGTTTTAGTTGTTAATAAATTCTGCTCCTTCTTTACATTCAGAGCATCTTCCTACGTTATATTTATCTAACTCCCCAAGAGGATAAGCTCCACAACAATTTGAAGTGAGCTCATCCCAATCTGAGAAATATAAATCTGGTTTAGTTAAGTGATTTGCCATACTAGTTATCCTCTAAGAATCTCATGTATTCTCTGTTACTAATCTTGTATTGAACACCATCTGTATTAGATTGCATTATACGTTGAATAGTACCATTAGGAGTACAAGTAGTTCTAAGTAAAAATACATTAGAAGTACCATCACTAGGTGAAGTATATCTTGGCTTACCACCTAATACACCAAAGTGAACTTTATGACCCATATACTTACGTAATTTAATATACATAGCTTCTGTAGATACAATATCACCAACATTATAATCTACCATTTTCTGTAGATATTCTTTCTGTTGAGCTTTAGTACCTTCTTGAATCATATCCCACATTTTAATACCTTCGTGAGTTTGTTTATTCTCTACATTTAAGAATTTAGTAATATAATCCATAGAATAAGAAGGTAATCTAAATAACCTTTTAGTCTGCTTCATAATATCAAATGATTTAACAAATGTATTAAAGTGAATACCATGCTTCATAGCTCTAGCATTTAACCATCTATTATCGAATCTATCATTATTTTGACCTACAACCATATCAGCAGAATTATATTCTTTCATAAAGTCTACTAATAATTGTTTATCACAATGATTTTTATCCCATGTTAAAGCGTGAATCTTATCTTCACCTAGCCATTTCCATGATACAGAAATAATTTTAGGCTCTGATTGTAATTGTTTGTGACCAACATATTGTTTACCAGTCCACCATACTTTAGCAGTTACTCTAGAAGTTTCTATATCATATACCATAACTCTAAATGATTCTGTAGTAACATCATCACCAGTAAGACCTAAATCTTTAGCCCAGTTTCTAATTGTTCTTTGAGTTACACCAAATGTTGATGATAATTGCTTTTGTACTTCTTGCTTAGAATCTTCTCTTCTGTAAGATAATCTAATTAATTCTTTGTCTGAATCTGTTAATTGTTTAAATGTCATATTTTATTTGTTTTATTGTTATACGCAAATATAAGTATTATATTGCGAACTACCAAACTTTTTGGCAATTATTTATATCATTCTTGAAGGAATAGCATACTGAAGCATATCATCTTCTGTAACTTCTGACCAACATACTAACGCATCTGAAGGGTATTTGTTTAGTATAATCGTTAAATGATTATAGAAATGTTCACCTTCTGTGTTAATTACATATCTATCTCCGTTTACTACTAGTGTTTCCATATTTATTTGTTTATTAAGTTATCTACTATATTTGCAAATATATCAGGATGATTACTTGCTAACATATCTACTATATCTCTATCTGTTACCATTAGCTTCTATTTAATTCTAACATAGTATATATATAATTAGCTAACTCTAATTCTTGTTCGTAGCCTTGATATACTAAATTAACTTGTTCTTTACTTACTATTGGATATCCTCTCCAATCAAAGTTTTCTACATTCTTCTTTGCTTTTTGTAATCTAGCCCATGCAAAGTTATGTGCTCTTTCTTCTATTGTCATAATTTTTATTTTTAGTTGTTATTAATATAATATATAATTGAATAAATAAACCTTTGAACTTTATTCATATCTGCATACTCATAAAACTCTCCATCTACTAAAACAGAACAGTAACCCCATTCTCCTTCACTATATACGTTTATAATAGTTTCTTCACCTTTATGTTTATCGCCTTCATATCCAAGCTTCCATCCATCTTTTACCAGTCCATTTTCTATAGTAAAGACTTTTGCATAGTAGTTATTATCTTCTGACGCTAAATCATGACTAATGTAAAACCCATCTGTATAAGATTGAAAATATCCTAAATAAACTACTGTTGTTATTAGAAAGACTGTAATACTTTTAAATACTTTTTTCATATTTTATTTGTTTTAGTTATTAATACTGTAAATATAAGTATAATTATGCGAACTACCAAAAAAATCCCTACTTATTTTACTAAATAGGGATAATTTTATTTATTCATCTTCGTAAGTCTTAACAACTGACTTCAATGCATTAAGTACATTTCTAACACATGAAGGACAATTACTAGGTACTTTCTTCTGATTCATTACACGATTATATATAGAATATAATTCACGTACATCAGCAGCTCTTAAAGTTCCTTTATGTTCAGGATACTTTTTAAAGTACTTAGTTAAGTAATTGTACTCAGTTTCTACTAGACAATTAGGTTTTTGATAAGGATACATTTTATTTAATAATGCTTTTCTTTCATCACAACCACAATCATCTCCAAGAACAAACTTAGCGATTTTTGCGATACCAGTAGCTTCTAATACTTTCTCTACTGTATCTCCTAAACCTTCTGATTTCTTAACAACTGGTTTAGCTTTCTTTGTTGATTTTCTCTTTGCCATATTTATTTATATTAAGTGATAATCTTTATTAAAGTAATCTTCTAAATCTTCTCCACATTCTTCTCTTACAATAGCCATTACTTTGGTTAATGTATTAAAAATACTATTTACGTTGATACCAGTTTCTTCTGCCATTCTTCTCATAGAAAGGTCTCTTGTATTGTATCCTATAAATATATTCTTAAAGTATGGATAGTTATCTGATAATGGTAATTTATTTAGGACAGCCATTACTTTTGCATAAGTTTTTTCAAATGCCATTTGCTCAATCCCATCGTAATCATCATTACTAGATATTCTATCATATTTATTCTCTTCTGGGTTATCATCAGTAGAATAAACTGTTAATTTATTTTTCTGTCTATAGTAATCTCCATGTAGAGATTTTAAAGTAAGATAAACATAAAACCTATTTACATCATCATCACCATAAGTAATATCTTTACCTCTTTCTACCATTCCATGTATCTTTAAATACATATCTTGTACTATATCTTCTGCTATACTTGGATTTGCTCCAAACCCTAGTACCATCCTATGCCAATCTTTATGGCTTCTTGCTAGTTTCTTTAGTATCATTAGTCTCTAGGTGTAGGAATCATATTAACACTAACGAATCCTAAATCTAATTTATACACATTATATGCAAAATCTTCTGACTCCTGAACTTCTACTACTTCAAATCCAAAAACTAGTCCTACTATTAATCTACTTGTTATATACATATTATATTGATTTTATTGTTATCTCGACTCTAGGATTTTCCTTATCGAGTTCTGTTGGTAAAATAATCTCTGTCTTTACATTATCATCATTGTCATCATCCCAACATCCATATTCTGTTACTGCATCTAAAAAGAATTTACTTGCAATAGATACTACGTTCATTTTATCTAGTGACCTTTTACTAGGTTTAAATACTTGATATGTAATTTCTACTGGAGTTTCTATCTCTAAATTTTCTAACTGTTCTCTCATTAAATCTTTATATACTTTTTTAGCTTGATTATTTACTAAGAAATGTAAATTTCTATAAGTATTTAAATTCATAGCTATTCTCTTATCTTTAGATTTAACTCTAGGCAGATAGACTGCAAAAGGGGTATTAAATTTAATTTTCATACTGAACTTTTTTAAAGTTAGTTCCTTCTAATACATCAAATAAATCACCTTCTACTTCAGGCAATCCTTTCTGATTTACTTTGAAGCTAAATGATTCAAAAGGAAAACCTCTTGAACGCTTACAAGAAACAGTTACTAATTCTTTATTTACGGTGTTAACCTCTAATTGTATCTGAGTCTCTGTCTTTTTCTCTAGGAATGAACCTAAGTGACCAGTTGGCTTATCTGAACCAAAGTTACTGTGAATTACAGTAATTATATGACAGTTAAGTTCTGCTGACCATTTCATAATCTTTTGTACTACATTGTTAGATTCTTCTAAATTATTTACATCTGATACTAAATCTGCTATACCATCAATGATAACTACACCACATTTATTTTCTAATTTATTATATAAATAATATTCTATAAAATCTATTCTCTCTTTATAACCTAATGTTCTCAATCCAAATGTATGATAACATCCAGCATCTTCTCCCTCATTCATATCTAATACTCTTCTAAATACTTTCTGTGCATGGAATCTACCTTGCTCTGTATCAAAATGTACTAAACATTCATCTTTTCTATGACCTCTTATATTACCACCAAAGTTATTTTGTCCAGATAAAAATACTGAACCTAGTAATGATATAAAGAATGTTTTCTTGCTTTTTGGGGGAGCTTGTACGAATGAGAAATTACCGTAAGTACCAATAGGCACTGGATAACTAATAGTACCTTTAGGTGTATTAGTCATAGCCTCACCTAATGAAATAGCTACTGGTGGATATGATATCTCTTCTTCAGCATCTATAAATAAATCTTCAGCTAATTTATCAAAATACATATTCTGCACTGTTTCTTTCTCTTCGCTCATATTGTTTTGTTTTTTAGTTTGTTAATAATATAAAGGGGGAAGCACCTCTTTTTAGAATCCCCCTCTATTAATATGGATATTAAACACCTCTTTTTAGGATAATATCTCTGTCATTTAATTTATTTCTTAGAATGGAAAATCATCCTCAGAAGCAGTTTCTACTGCTGGAGCTGGAGCTGGTTTAGGAGCATCTGCATCCATTCTTTCAGCTACAACGATTGAATCATCAGTCCAAACCACCTTACCATTTCCTAAGTAATCTTTCTTTTTCTTAGCTTCTCTCTCTTCTTTAGTTTGAGAATCAAAGGCAGAAACATTCTGTCCGAATTGATTAGTTTCATCGTTAATAGATACTGTAAAGTTATAATATACTTTACCGTTTTTACCTTTTACGAATTTTTCTTTTGGCAATGCTGCCACGTCTATACTTAAATTTAATAATGCACTCATAGTTTATCTGTTTTTAATTGGTTAATAATAATTGTTCTACTTTTTTACTCATTAATACTTTAGATTTTAAGGAAGCTATAGTCAGTTCACCTGATTGTAATTTTGCTTTAGCTCTGTCAAATTCTTTAGTACCTTCGTTTAGCCATACTGTAGGCTTGTCATCGTGTGTATTAGAAGCATCAGCATCTTTAGTATCATCTATAAGGAATAAGCCATTCAAAGCATATTTTCTAGCATAAGAGCTTGATGAACCAAAAGACTGAGCAATATCCATACCTTTACGATTAGGGTCTATACCAGCTTGGGCTGTTACCTCTACTTTACCTTCATTGTCAAAAAATACTGCTCTAGCTTCTACTAAAGGTATTCCAGCAATTTCTGTTACTGTATCAGTAATCATTAAAGAAGCATCTACATTTAATAAATGTGGTTTAACTGCTTCTAAAATATCTTCACAACTTCTGTAATTATATTTACCGAAATTGTTACGTTGATTCTTTGGTGCTTTTAAGTTACCTTGAATCTGTAATAGTTTTTCTTGTATTGTCATAATTTAAATTGTTTATTGTTATTGATGGTACAAATATAAGTAATTTATTGCGAACCACCAAATTATTTATAAGAATTCTTTATATTTTTTTGATATTTCTATATATCTCTCTCTTAAATCATTATAATTTAATTCTATATTTCTGTTAGTCATCCATGCAGAATTAGTATAAAAATACATTTCGTTTAATGCTCTTACATATTTATCTGCCTTTTCAGGATTCTTATCAGCAAATGCTTTCATTAAATCTCCTAGCATTTTAAAGTTATTGTGAAATTGTATTTCGTCCATATTATAATGTTATTAGTAATAGCACTAAGGCTATAGTTGTTAATATTAATGTTATTCTAATTACTGGTAATAGATATTCTTTTATAAATCTTACCATTCTCTTGAGTCTTCATATTGTTCAACTAACATATCTGTTAAATATCCCCATAACTCACCTTCTTTGTAAGTCATATCTTCTTCAGTACCTTTAAAAGGATTTGATACTTCTGTTACATCTTGTATCCATACTGAGTTGTACTCTTGTGTGTAAGTTACTTCGTAAATAACTCCCATTAATTCTAAATCTTGTTTTGTCATAATTATTTGTTTTATTAGTTATTGATAGTACAAACATACATAAAATAATGCGAACCACCAAATATTTAAGCAAAAAAAAACACCCACCTGATAAGATGAGTGCTTAATTTAACTAAAAACAAAATAAAAAACGTGGAGAATAAGGGAGTCGAACCCTTGACCTCTTGGATGCAAACCAAGTGCTCTAGCCATCTGAGCTAATTCCCCAGTATATTAACCTTTAAATCCGTAGGTTAAAAACGGTTTCTTTAAATCATCAGTATCATAATAAACAGATACCTCATCAAATCCAATTCTTCTAACACCTTCATGTATTAAGAACGATATAAACTTCATTCTTTTGTCAGGTGCAGTTATTTTTACTCTGACAGCATGTCCTACTCTATGTGAGCTTCTTGCTGGTTTATGTTTGTCTGCATATTTAGGAGACATATAACCTTCTAATACTTTTATATTATATCTAGTCTTTGTTATATATTTATCTAAAATAAGAACTGGTAGTCTTTCCATGAATTTATATGCTGAACCTTTTTCCAAAGGACAATCAAATTCTGACCATTGTAAATATCTTAAACCTTCTGTATTTTTATTTTCCATCTCTATTAGCGTTATATCCAAATATAAAACCTATACAGGTGCATCCTAGTGATATTAATGTATATGTTGTCATAGTTATTTTGTTTGATACAAATATACAATATATATTGCGAACCACCAAATATTTTAACACTTTTTTTTACGACAATATGTCATGACAAATTTGCAGCTAAATAATTTGGAGTGTAAGGTGTTTTGTATTATCTTTGTACCATTTTAATATATATAGCATATTATTAGTCTAAATATAAAATATAAAAAAATACTAGAATATAGCCTAGTTACTGAATAAGTAGCATATTAAACATAATAATGGATTAGACATCTGAGGACTATGCAAAAAAAAAGAGCTACATAATTAAATGTAACTCTACTTTTTCTGTTTATTTTTATATATACTTATTCCGTTTTTGTTGTTTAGATAGATTTATATTTCTCTAAACCTCTACTACCGAAATAAGCAATATAGATTCCTAATAATAATGATTTTAATAATTCAATCCATTCATTAGGTACTGTAACCGTTATGTTAAACGAATCTATATATATAAGTATTACTGTTGCTAGTGTTAAGAATATTAAACTCATAGGTCTTACATTCTTTGCTAATACTGAATCTGACTGAAGGTCTGCTTCCCATCGCTTACTGACTGATTTCATTTCTTCAATATCTAATTGCATAACTTTAAGAGCATGTTCTCTTTGTTCAGGTGATATATTTTCTGCACCTGTTATAGAATCTATTGCTCCTTTAATATTACCACTAACTAAATTACCAACTACTTCTAATGACTTGTTTACATCTAATTTTCTTAGAAAGTCACCAACTCTAGTAGTTCCGTTTTCTTCTTTATAATTTCCCATATTACATTTCATTAATCCAACAATATTCTTCTTTCGCATCAAATGATGGACAAGCTTTATTACTAAAGTCATTATGACCTTTTATAATACTGTTAGGATATTTTACTTTTAATTCTAATAATAATTGTTCTAATGATTCACGTTGTACATCGTTTCTAGTATCTTTACTGAACTTCATATCTTCTGTCATGCCACCGACATAACATACTCCGATACTACTTCTATTGTGACCTCTTACGTGTGCACCAGCTCTTTGTACTGGTCTCCCAGCTCTTACTTTCCCATCTAGTTCAACAATGTAATGATAACCTATATCAGACCAACCGTTACCGTTAACGTGCCAATCTCTTATTGTCTCAGTACTAAAATGTTTACCTTCTGGAGTAGCTGAACAATGTACAACTATTAAATCAATTTCTCTCATTATTGTTTGTATTTAATCTTCTTAAATTTACCATTCATACTATTGAATGCCATCTTACCATCTTTAGGTATTAAAGATATTGCCATACTTATTATTTGTAATACAGCTAATAACTTTTCATATTTACCTCTATGAAACTCAGAACTAAATACATTCTTTATTTCATTACTTACAGACTTTATAGTGTCTACTCTCCATTCTTCAAATACATTTACTGCATATCTTGCATCATCTATTGGTATTCCTTTTCTTAAGAAATGATTTTCTGTTTTTAATATATAAGCTTTAACACTATCCGTTACAGCATCAATAATCATATTTTTTAAATGGTCATCGTTTCTTGCATCAGCAGCTCTTTCTATTACATCTAAAAAAGCTAAGCTTACTGCATTTAATTTAAAGTCCATAAAGTCAGCAAACATTCTACCTTTAGTAACATCTAGTTCACCATCAGTATAGAATTGTGCTTTACTTGTTTCTTGTCTTACATCATTGATAGTTCTAAACATATCATGATATCTTAATGTCTTAATTCTTTTATTCTCTCTTCTGCTAAATACATAACTTTTTAGCATATAGAATTGCTCTTTGCTAAAAGTTTTTATAGCAGCCCAAAATACAATAGCTACTAATATTACAGCTATTGCTACTAGGTTCTCGATAGGTGCGTCTAACATGCTATCAAGTAAATTTGTGATTTCCATAGTTTCTTATGTTGTTATGGGGAGTTAGTTTTATTTTTTAGTTTTTTCTTTTACCTTGTTAAGGTATTCTTTTAGTTTTTCGACATTAGCTGTCTTAGGTTTATATAAGTTACTCATATTATTAAGTGTAAAAAATACCCCTGTATATTAAACAAGGGTATATATTAAACATTTACAGAACAAATCCAGTATATTGAACATCTCTATCAGGATACATATCGTTATCTTGATTAGAAGTATATTCAGGATATAGAGTACTATTGTAATTCATAAAATCTATGAATCTTCTAGTATAAAAATCAGCAGTGTCAGTAACTTTAGCAGTTAATAAAGATATTTCTTCTTGACTAGCTTCATTAGTATTCTCTGGACTTCTCTTAAATATACCACCGTTAGATACAGTATAAGCAGCAAATGGAATGTAATTTGCTTGAGTATACCATATCAACATAGGTTTTATATAATCAGTTAGTAATAATTTATAATTAGCGTTTTCAGCATCAGTTAATGTATCGTTAACAATTAATGATTGCATCTTCTTATATAATTTACCACCTAAATAATTTTGAATAGCAGTATCTTGTGCAACTTCGATAAATTGAATTATTTTATCTCCATCTATATTACCACTTATTATAGACTTACGTTTTAAGTCTTTAACATTTATAAATAGTGCTTTCATATTATTTTCCTTCTTCTTTTACAGATTCATCTTGGTCTGCTGCTTTCTCTCCAGTTTCTTCTTCTCTCTTGATAGCAGTTGATATATTCTCCATAGAAGTAAATTCTATTGGTTGAATAGTAACAAAGTATAAATCTAGGTTAATTTTATTAAATGCAAGTATTTCTTCAAAACCATCTAATAAACCATCTTGTAATGGCTTAATAATTACGTTATCCATCAATACAGCAGCAGTTCTTAATTCTTCAGCATTGTTACCAAATCCAGTATTATCTTTAATACCTAATAATATTGGTGATACAATACCATGACCTAACATAATCTTCTGTGTAGCTTCATCACTCATAAATTGATATTGAGCATGAGCATCAGGTAAATGTATTGGTTGAATATCAGCAGCAGTTTCTTGTGAATCATTAAAAGCTAGTATAAATTTACCAGCATTAGATGAACCTGAAAACTTGTCATATATCTTTCTTTCTATTAACTCTTGTGTTTCAGCATTAGGTACTCCATTATTAAAGTTCATTAATAAAGTAGGTTGTAATCCTTGCTTAATATTATTAATATGATAGTTAGATACTTCTTCTTCTAGTGAACAGTATTGTAAACATCCAGTATAATCAACTGGTGAGTAATAATAGAATCCACTTCTATATGGTTTAAAGATATATAATTCTACCTTTTGACCTTTTGTTCCATTTCTAAATGTAGGTATTCTTTTTGGAGAATCACTATGCTTTAATTCAGCCCATTTAGGATGATAGTAATAAGCTCTTATAACTCCTTTAGAATCACATTTCTCAGCTCTCAATGTTTCCATTGGGTGATGAACTATCTTTACTATTTTAGTTTTAGATTTGTTGTATATAACTTGAACAGCAGCTTGACCTAACATTTTATAATCATGTGCTACTCTTTTTACTTCTCTTTTCTTAAGTAATAATTTCATTTTAGCATGTTGCTCAGGAAATAATTCTGAATCAGTACATTCTAATCCTCTACCAGCAATCATATCTACAATACCATTAATACATCTACTGTTAGTAGGTGAACCAAGATATCTTTCAATAAGACTATCAAAGTAATCGTTATTTTCTCCGTAAGAAATCCATTCCTTACCTACAACTTCTTCCACCTTAGGGGCTTCGTAACCTGATAGGTTTAACATTCTTACATTACTATTCTTATTCATATTATTATTGTTATTATTTTATTATACTTATATAACGCAAAAAGTGCGTTTTTGTCTGCTACGAACAGATACCTGTTGCAAATATTCTTCCAAATCCATTAACTCTTACCCAATCAAAAGATGGAGTATTTACTTTATAATATCCACCAGCTAATTTAACACTTAAACCAGTATCACTATAAACATAATCATTTATAGCTGGATAAGTATCAGAACCACCAGAACCATTATTATGATAATAAGTAGTACCTACACTATAACTACAAGCTACTGTACTAGTATTAGCTCTAGAAGAACCTGTCCATGTAGAATAAGTTATATGACTATATCCATAAAATTCAGACATAGCATCTTCACCTGTAAACCCAGCAACAGCAGACATACTACCTAAACTTACGTTTGATTGTGTAGCCCCTATTTCAACTCTAATATCATCTAAACTTATTTGTCCACTTGATTGTAATGCCATATTCTTTTATTTGCAGTCACATGCTGAACATCCACATTCTAATTTTTCTAGTCTTGCAGATAATTCTTTATTTGACTCTATTAATAATCCTATCATTTTTTGGTAATCTACAGTTTTAATTGTATCACCATTCATCATTTCTTTTTCGTGTACTAAATCAGGTAATACTTGTTCAACTTCTTGAGCAATTAATCCTATTTCAGATTTACCTTTTCTAGAACCTTTATTCCATTCATAAGATACTCCTCTAAGCTCTTTTACAGTTTCTGTAGCGTTTTCTATTGTTTTGATATTATCTTTCATAGAAACGTCTGAAACAGTCGTAGAATAAGCTATAACATCACCATCTACATGTAAATCTCCAGCACCTGTTAATCTCATCTTATTAGAACCTGAAGTTCCATCCCAGTCATGCTGACCAGTTTGTGATATATTATATGCTTGTCCTATTCCACTAGTACCACCAAAATAGATTCTGAAGTTATCAGCATCTGTTCTTAATGTATTAGTAGTAGAAGTTCCTATTTCGAACTGCATACCTTTATCATTAACAGTATCTAAGTTACCAAATGTACCACTAAATTTAACATTATTACTAAATGTTTTAGTACCACCTATAGTTTGAGTTGAGGTTAAATCAACATAATCAGAATTATCAGGTATACTAGGTATAGAAGCAGAAGTAATATAATTAGCACCATTAGTTAACTGGTTGTTGTTTGTTGGTATAGTACCAGTAGCGTAAGTTGTAGAATCTACAGAACCATCTGCTTTAAGAAACTGTGAACTTGTTCCACCATCTACTTTATATCCACCAGTTAATATAATATCTCCATCATCTGGGTCTATATTAACAAAATCAGCATCAACTCCATTCTTAAATTGAATAGTAGCAGCATTTATACCTACAGACTTCCAAGAATTAGTAGAAGTACCTATATCAAGTACATCAGTAGCACTAGTATCAGAACTAACGATATCTAGATAACCATCAGCAACTATTTCGTTTGCAGTATGGTTTAATTCTATTTTACCAGTTTCAACAGCTATATCATTTACAAATTTTACACTCATATTATTGTTATTATATTAAACAAATGTACCCCCTATATTAAAGAGGGTACTTTGTATCATTATTATTTATTAACTCATTTTAAACATGCTTACTTCGTATGCACCAGTTGCTGGAGCAGAACCAAATATAACACTTACGTCATTTGTGTTCTTTATTATTTCAGCATAAACTTCATCACCAGTAGCAACTTCAGTTATAGAAACTAAACATTTCTTATTTCCAAAGTTATGTGTTGCAGTTAGAGTTGTATTAGTACCATCACCAATAGTTACATTTACTTTATCAGCAGCTATTTGTTGGTCAACTAATTGCTTAGCTCCTTGAGGAGTTACAGCTCTATTAGTCATTGAACCAGCTTTAGCTTCTGTATTAGTAGCTATCTCTATAATACCAGCAGCAGTAGTACTTGCAGTACTTACAGTTGGTATAGATGGTAAATTACTTAAGTCATTATAATCACCAGAGAAATGATTTAAATCAGATATCTGAGACTCAGTAATAGTTATATCTCCTTCATGTGCAGTAACATCTCCACTTGTAACAGTATAACCAGTTATGTAGTTAGCTCCATTTGTCAACTGATTGTTGTTAGTTGGAATAGAAGCACTAGTTACATATGTGTTAGAATCAACTGTACCATCAGCTTTTAAGAACTGACTTGAAGTACCACCAGATTTAACAAAGCTAGTAGATTCAATTAAACCATCAAATTTAGATGGGTAAGTAGAATCAGAATTTATAGCTCTTACTGTTCCAGAAGTAGGTGTTGGTAAAGTATCACCTTGAATCTGTAGGTATGCTAAATCTCCGTCTATAGTAGCATTAGTATGGTCAGCATCTAATAACATTACAGCAGCAGAACCAGAAACATGTCCATTCTTTAAATCTAATGTTGTATGTTGACCTTGTAAGAATTCTACATCAGCTGCAGCATTATCTATTATAGAGTAAACATTATCACCAATTACATATCCTAAATCACCAGTACCTGTTACCTTAGCTACAGTTTGACTACCGTAAGCAGAACTCCAAGAAGCATTATTTCCATTAGGGTCAGAACCATTATATTTAGCTTCATTGTAAGCACCGTATATAACACCATCATAACCATTAGAAGAGTTCATCTGACCTCTAGAATAAGAACCGTAGTTATATCCAGATTCATTTGAACCAGTAGAACTAGAATCACCATACATTGCAATGTTAAATGAACCTTTTGCAGTTGTAGTTTGTAATCCTTTAATAGTCGCATGAGGAGCACCAGTTGTTCCACTGTAACTTTCTTCAGCTAATATCTTATTACTAGAAGTAATATCTCTAAATTCTACATCATCAGTTGTAGCTAAAGTTTGGTCATAAACATCAATACTGTTTCCACCACCATCTAAAGATATAGTGTTACCAGCTATAGATAAATTTTGAGCACCTAAATTAGAAGGTACATCAGTTAAATCATTATAAGAACCAGAGAAGTGAGATAAATCACTAATTTGAGATTCTGTTATTGTAATGTCACCTTCGTGAGCAGTTACATCAGCACTAGTTACTGTATAATCAGATATATAGTTACTACCATTTGTTAACTGATTATTATTAGTAGGTATAGTTGGTAAACCAGATAATGAAGAATAAGCTCCATCAAATAAACTTGGTTTGTTTTGTATAAATGCATCTCCACTTGTTGCATTCCAATCAGACTGTACGTTTTGTTCAGCATTACTTGGAGCTAAAGTTAAATCATTATTAAATCCACTTAAACTTAAGTCAGATTGAGTTCCACCAATTTCATCAAAATCAACACCAGTGATATAATTAGCACCGTTAGATAATTGATTGTTATTAGTTGGTACAGTTGGAGTACTAGTTAATTGACTATAGTCTATTGTTAAAGCATCTTCATGTGCAGTTATTTCAGCTTCAGTAGGAGTGTAATCTTTAATGTATCCAAATGCAGCTATATCACCATCACTTAATTGTGTGTTAGTATCTTCAGTTGGTAATGCATCAATAAGGTCTTTTAAGACTTTACCCTGAGCAGCAGATAAACCTTCTGTAGTAGAAGTACTTGTTAAAGTATTGTTTACTGTAATACCATCTAAGAATGCAGACATATCAATAGTAAAAGTAGTACTATCATCTCTTGTGAATGTTGCGAGACCAGTTGAACCATTAATAGAACCAGAAGTTAATCTAGCTAAGTTACTGTCATCTAAATATAAAGATAAATCGATATCTGTATCAGAACCATTCTCATCAGTATATGTAAGAATGTTAGAGCTTAATCCTAAACTTGTAACAGTTTCAGAAGGTACAGCACCAACTTGACTAGTTACGAAATCATAAATCTGGTCAGCAGTTGCTAATCCAGTTCCACCGTCAGCTATAGCAGCAGTTACTACGTCTACAGTAGGAGCAGTAGCAGTACCACCAATAGTTAATACATTTGTATTAGCTGAAGATAATGATTCTAAATCACCATTTACAGAATACCAAGAACTACCATTGTTAACCATTAATTTATTGGTCGAGGTATCGTACCATAATCCACCAGCTCCATTTGCTGGAGAAGTTCCAGCTGGGTGAATCTTTACATTTTGTAATTCATTCCCTTCTAAGGAAATATTACTTAAGTATTTAATTGCCATTTGTTAATTGTTTTAAATTATTATATATATATATTGTGTTTAATTCATGTATGCTTTGCCACTAAATGCAGCAGTAAATGTAACAGATAAACTGTTAGCATCTATATATTGAACATCTCCTATAACTACATTCTTACTAGAATCAACAACTGATAAAGAAGGAAACTTACCTAAATTATGTGTTATATTCCATGTTGATTGTGCAGAAGATTGGTTATGAGTATAATGTTTATCTCCACCACCATAAGTATTTACATCTATCAATGTATATTCATCTTCAGATAATTCATCAGAAACAAAAGTAAATTGTCCTGTAGAATCTACCTCTTCTCCTTCAACAGACATCTTATCTCTAAATAATAATTTATTAGCAGAGTCAGTTAAACTTAAAAGAAATCTTTGACCGTCTAAAAGAGTTATATCATCAACAGTATAGGTTACAGAAACATTATTAGCTTCGTATACTAAACTGTCAGCAACGTAAGTAGTTGCATCTTCCTGACCTTCTCTTAATAGTGTGATAGTCAAATCGCTAGGTGCGTATGTAGTGTTTGTCCTTAGTATTGCCTTGAATACTTGTATGGATTCTGTATTAGTTATAATCATAGTATTATAACGCTAAATTAGCGTTTTTGTTTTAGTTTGATATAGAGCAAAAAAAAGAGCCACCTCAGAAGAGATGACTCTATTTTATTGTCTTAAATCTATTAGTAGATATTAAGCACCTTCAGTTACAACGAAACCGTCAACAGCACCCATAAGTGCAGAGTCAACATAAGTAGAAAGGTTAACTTCTTTACCTTCAAAAGATAAATTGTAACCATTTAAGTCACCCATTGCACCACCTGTAGAAGTTGATACAGATACTTCAACTCCATTCTTAGCACCAGCTAATCTAAAGTTTCCGTTATGGTCCTCGATAATTACGTGAGGTCTACCGTAACTTAGTAAAGTTAATTCTGCTTGAGTAGCAGAGTCTTGTACTTTCAATACTAATGCTCCAGTTTGAGTAAAGAACGAAGTTCCATTATCTCTACTGTTTTCATTAGCTTCTTCGAAAGTATTATTGTCTCCTTTAAGTTCGTATTTGAACGCATCAGTTGCAGCATTTAAACCAGTCATTAATTCACCAGTAAAAGTTGCACCAGATAAAAGAGCACCATCGTAGTTTATGAAGTAAACAGCTTTCAAACCACCTACAGAGGTTTTACATGCTTCTTTACGTCCTAGTGTGATATCACAGCTCATATTATTTATGTATTGTATAATATAACACCCCCTATATTAAAGAGGGTGCATATTAAAGATTATTATTATATTAAAGATTATGCGTAAAGTACGATTTCAGCACCAATTGCGTATTGAACAGCAGCAGTAAATCTGATTACTATTCTTACGTTTTGAGAACCATCGATATCAGCCATATCAATAACTTTTACTTCATTCATATCAGACATAAGTCCAGTACCGAAGAATAAGTTTGATTTTTCAGCAGCTACCATTTTGTTAGCTGGAAGACCGTTACATACCATAAGTCTAGTTCCTTCAAAGTCCATTTGAGTTTGACCTACATGGTATAAATCTTTGTAACCTAAAGCAGCTTGAGCTCTTACGTAAGCTCTTGCAGTAGATTGAGAAATGTATATAGATAAATCATCATTACCATATAATTCAGCTGGAATAGCATCAATAACTTTTCCTAACTCATCAATTACATTAGAAGCATCGATAGTTGCAGCAGCAACGTCAATAACGTCAGCATCAGCAGCGAATAATTCTAATAATCCAGCGTACTCACCAGCGTTAGCAGCAGCACCATTCCAGATATTTTGTTCGTTCTTTGCAGCAACCTTAGCAACAACGTGTGCTAAAAGGTAATCTTGAAAAGACTTTGGTAAGTTATCATGAGCAGACATACCCATAGAGATAGCATCCCAATCAGAACGGAAATCTTTCTTACATAAAGCAAGGTTTACTTGAAATTCTTTAGGCTCGATAGTTCTTTCAGTAAGAGTTACAGAAGAAGTTGCATCGAAATCACAAGAACCATCAGCGATTAAATCACCAGTTTCTAATTTTCTTAATACTTGTTTAAATTTAATGTTTGGTTTAACTTCCATACCACCTTTTTCGATAGTGTTAGAAGATAATAATGCAGCAGAGATAAAACTAGCAGCTTTTTCTCCAGCATAAGTAGTTGTAATACTTGTAGTAGTTGCCATAATTTAGCGTTTTTGTTTAATTGTTATTTATTATTAATTATTTCCGAATAGTTTATTCCACACTACATCTTTAGTGCTTGTACCTCTATTCATCGGTACGTTTAATCCTAATGGAGCTTTAGATACTTCAGCTTCTGGAGATACAGCAATAACTGCTTCTTCAGCTTCTACAGCTTCTTTAACTTCAATTTCTTCAGCAGATAACTGTTGAGGTACATCTTTCTTAGGAGACATGTTATTTAACATATCAGCTAATGCAGATATTTCAGCAGATAACTTACCTAAATCTTCTTTAGAAGCATATTCTGGTTGTTTAGCAGCTTCAACTTCTGGTGCTTCCTCTACAGGTGCTTCCTCAGCAAGTTCAACTTCTACTTCTTCAGATACTTCTTCAGATAATTCAACTTCAGCTTCAGCTTCAACTTCAGGAGCATCTTCTTCAGATACTTCTTCTTCGATAACTTCTTCTTCAGTTACTTCAATTTCTGATACTTCTTCGTTTAATTCTAAAGATTCTACGTTGTCCTCTTGAGACACCTCAATAGCTGTATCTTGTACTGCTTCTTCTAGTAATACTTCTTCCTTAACTTCAGGAGTAACAGTTGATAACAAAACTTCTTTGAATTTTGCTATGATTTCTGTTGCTTTCATATTAATTAATTTTATAGTTAATATAACGTAAAAGGGGTAAAAGTGTTTGGTTTTCACCCCTCTACATTATTAATTGTTTTTATATACTATTTGAGATTGTACTATCTCTCCTGTATAATGCTTATACTCCATAACAATAACAGCTTTACCTATATTGTTAAAGTTGAAACTAGCAGACATTCCACCATATAAAGGTAAATACTTAAATTTAGATTCAACAGCTCTATGAGGATAACTAACAGTTTGTCCAGCTATAGTAACTGATAATGGTTTTGTAGTTACTTCTAAATTCTGAGTAAGGCTATATCTTATATTATGAGTACCTTTATTATAGTTATATATATATTTACCAGCATCATCTCCTAATCCAGTTCTAAAGTCTAACCATACATTCTTCTCATCATTCTCAAAACTAGAAGTAAGTGAGTAATTATCATTAAGTTTAGCTTGTGCATCTGCAACAGCATCAGCAAAAGTATTATGAGTAATTAATTCACCAAGAGGTTCTTCAGTTGAATCAGGTGGATTACCTACCCATTCAGTACCATCTACTATTAAAGAGTCGTGAGAAGTATTTCCTGTTAATACTATATTAGAACTCCATCTATTAGTGTAAGAGAATTCTAACCATCCTTCAGGTCCATTTCTCCATTCATAATAATGAGTAACTACACCAGCAGTAACTTTACATACCATATACTTATCATTAGTATCTTTATGTATAAACCAGTATCTGTTAGCTCTACCATTAGTAGTACCATCAGCTAAAGGTGTTCCGTTAGCATCAGCATATATACTGTCTCCTACAGAAATACTTTCTTGGTCATTACCTAAATAAACTGTATCATCAAATCTGTTAAGAAATGTATTAAGAGCTCCATTATTTTCAAATTGAGGTTCTTCAGTTCTAGCAACAACACCTTCATTAGTTAATCTGTCTGCCATAAATTGTCTCATAGCTTTATCAGATATCTGATTGTCATATCCATATCTATATCTAACATAACCATTCATACCGTCAGCTAATCCATATTGATTGTAAGAAGGTGAAACACCTATAGCAGTAGGATGAACCGTAAGGATATTATCTACAGTTAATGCTGTATAATTATCAGCAGTAGCAAATGTTCCATATTGAGTATGGTCTACAGTATACTCACTAAATATATTATATCCAAGATTATTAACAGTACCACCTAAAGAATGAGCTTCACCATAACCATCGTTATTTGTATCATACTTAGTATAGTTAGTATTATAACTAGTATTATTAGTACCACCAGTCTCAAATCCACCATTACCAGTATTACTATTATTAGTACTACCTGTATTGTTGTTATTAATAAAAGATGATGAAGTATGATTTTGCTCATTACCTTGATTATTTAAATTACCAATACCTTGATTTATTATATAACCTTTATTATTTTTTCTTGAGTACTTACCATTAGCACCCAGAGTAGCCCTTCTCCCATCTGTAGGAGAAGTTCTACTATAAGTTTGATTTTTCATATTATTATGTTAATCCATTAATATTTACAGTTTCAATATCATTAGATACCATACTGTTTAATTGTAACTTAGTATAGTTTTGGTCAGAAGGAGATACTTGATTTCTTATACCATTAGCATAAGAATCTGAAGTTCCATCACCCATTAACCAAATTTGAGTAGCATACGGAGTCTGATTATTTGACGAGCCATAAATAAAGTTACTACCACTATATCCGT